TGCACCAAAAGCTAAATTCTTAGAAAGAATTCGTAGTCAGCCTGATTTAGATACTGATCAATCGGTTGCTATTAAACTTCCTAGAATGTCTTTTGAAATTACTTCAATAACCTATGACAATGCTAGACAATTACCAAAGGTAAGTAACTTCGCGACGATTGGTACAGATAATACAAACAGACAAAAGTTTTTTTCTCCAGTACCGTATAATATAAATTTTCAATTAAACATATATGCTAAAACTCAAGATGACGCGTTACAAATTGTAGAACAAATTTTACCTACATTTAATCCGCAATATTCATTAACAATTAAACCATTTGGTACTGAATATCCTACATTTAAAGAGGACGTTCCGATTATTATTGAAGGTGTAGGATTTCAAGATGATTTTGAAGGTGAAGTAGCACAAAGAAGAACTATCATCTATAATCTAGAATTTCAAATGAAATTAAATTACTATGGTAATATTGGAACAAGTGATATTATTCGCACTTCTAAAACTCGAGTTTTCCAGCAAGAAGTAGGATTAAAAGATTCTGACGAACAAATAGAATTAATTACGGTAACACCTAATCCATTATCTACAATTGGTCTAGCAGATAGTGATTTTGGATTTACAGAAACAATTGAATTGACATTTGGAGATAGTGCATGACCGATAAAGTGAAGAGTGATTATGAATATTCGCGTGATACTTATTATGAAATCTTAGAAAAAGGTAAAGAATCACTAGAACTAATGATCGAAGTTGCAAGAGAATCAGAACACCCTAGAGCTTTTGAAGTTCTTTCTGGTATGATGAAAAATATGGCAGACATTAACGATAAATTAATGGATCTCAATAAAAAGAATAAAGATATTAATAAAGAAGATATTAAACAAGTTACTAACAACAACGTGTTTTTAGGATCAACTGCTGATTTACAAAAACTTTTGAAAGATGATAATATAATTGATGTTACACCAGAACCAGAGCGAAACCTATCTAGGTAATGTAAATGTAAAACGTGATGGTGTCGTTCAGGAATGGACACAAGATCTCGTAAAAGAATATGCAAGGTGCATGAACGATCCTGTGTACTTCGCAGAAAACTATTGTAAAGTAATATCACTTGATCAAGGTTTAGTTCCTTTTGAATTATATCCTTATCAAAAGAAAATGTTTGAGGCGTTTAATGAGCATCGGTTTAATATTGTCTTGGCTTGCAGACAGTCCGGAAAATCAATATCGGCATGCGCCTATCTTTTATGGTTCGCGCTCTTCAATTCAGAAAAAACAGTTGCGGTTCTTGCGAATAAAGGGGCAACAGCTAGGGAAATGTTATCTCGCATTACGCTCATGCTTGAAAACATTCCGTTCTTTCTTCAGCCCGGTACGAAAGCTCTTAATAAAGGTTCTATTGAGTTCAGTAATAATTCCCGTGTACTTGCCGCTGCTACTAGCGGGTCTTCTATCCGTGGCTTATCTGTTAATTTACTTTATTTAGATGAGTTCGCTTTTGTAGAAAGAGCAGCTGAATTCTATACTTCAACTTATCCAGTTGTTTCTGCTGGTAAAGATACCAAAATTATTGTAACTTCAACCGCTAATGGTATTGGTAATACCTATTACGATATCTGGCAAGGCGCAAGTCAAGGTGTAAATGAATTTCATCCTTTTAGAGTCGATTGGTGGGATGTGCCCGGGCGCGACGAAGAGTGGAAAAACCAAACCATCGCAAATACAAGTCAATTACAGTTTGATCAAGAATTTGGCAATACATTTTTTGGCACCGGTGATACACTAATTAATGCAGAAACTCTTATGAGTTTACGCGCTAAAAATCCTAAACAAGTGCATGAAGGTGGTGACTTACTTATTTATGAAGAAGTCAAACCTAAACACGAATACATCATGATGGTAGACGTAAGCAAGGGAAGAGGACAGGATTATTCTACCTTTACTATGATCGATATTAGCTCTCGCCCGTTTTCACAGGTTGCTGTATATCGCAACAACACTATCTCTCCCTTGCTCTTCCCTAATATTATATATAAGTGGGCTGGTGTCTACAACAAAGCTTATGTTGTAATTGAATCAAATGATCAAGGCAGTCTTGTCTGTAATGGTTTATATAGAGATTTAGAATACGAAAACATTCATATGGAATCAGCAGTTAGATCAGATAAAATCGGAATTGAAATCACGAGAAGAAGTAAAAGACTTGGCTGTTCTTCTATCAAAGATATTTTAGAAAATAAAAAGTTAAATATTGTCGATGAAAATACAATACTTGAGATCTCAACATTTGTCGCAAAAGGTCAAAGTTATCAGGCATCTGATGGAAATCATGACGATCTGATGATGAATTTAGTTTTATTTGGATATTTTGTTTCTACTCAGTTCTTTGCAGATTTAACAGATATTAATTTAAAACAAATGTTATTTGAAAGTAAAATGAAAGAAATACAAGATGATATTGTACCATTTGGATTTATAGATGACGGTGAAAGTCATAAAAACGATTTAGATAATAGAGAAAACCCATGGCACAAACAGTGGTATAACGCAGATGAAGAGTATTAAAATTTCATTTTATATAAATAATACTGAGTTTTGAACAACCGTATTATGAAACACTTATAATTAAACAAATCGAGAAAAGGAAAAGCCCATGGCACTTTTTACACCTTCACAATCACCTGCGGTTGTTGTTAAAGAAATTGATGCAACTGGTGGTGTGCCAAACGTACAGACGTCGACGGGCGCTTATGTTGGCAATTTTAGATGGGGGCCTGCGGAGACACCAATTTTAGTTTCGGGAGAAGCTGGATTGGTAGAAACCTTTGGTACTCCAAAGGAAGAGAATGCGATGCATCTAGATTTTACTAGTTGCGTACAGTTTCTTCAATATTCAAATTCATTAAGAGTAGTTAGAATGATCGATTCTTCCGCAAAGAACGCTGTCGCTGCGAGAAGTTCAGCGCAAGATAGCAGTGGAACGGCAATGCTTCCTACTGATGCTACTGCTCAAGTAGTTAAAAACGACGGTCATTATTTAGGCCAAGAAGCCGGCCTTATTACAGATAACGTCGCATTTATTTCTAAGTATCCTGGATCTATAGGTAATAGCTTAGTAGTTGAAATGTGTTTTGCTAATAAGAGCGGTTATGACAACTGGGCATATAAAAATAGTTTTGACGGAAAACCTGGAACAAGTGTATATGCTTCAAATAACGACGCAACCGGTGATGAAGTTCACTTAGTTGTTGTCGATTCTGATGGAGCTATCTCAGGAACTAAAGGTCAGGTTTTAGAAGTCTTTCCATTTATGTCACTAGCAAAAGATGGTAGAAATCCAGAAGGAACTTCTACGTTCTTACCAACAGTGATTAACAATACATCCGAATATATTAAGATGCCTCAGTTTTATGATCAATTTGCAGATTCAGCCGGCGGCATGTATGCGGGAACTCTTACAACTATAGGTACTGCTAAAACATATTACGACAGTAGCACTGACAGCGCAGCTGGATTAACTATTGTAGACAGTGGAGTATTTAAAACACATTTTGTAGGCGGCGCGGACAATGGCAATATCTTAAGTAAAGCATCACTACAAACCGGTTTCGAAACTATGGCTGATAAAGAGATAGTTGAAATCGATTATATGATTGCTCCATCTTATAGTAGTCAAGATAGTCAGGCTAGTGCTGTAAATGCTCTTGTAACTATTGCAGAACAAACTCGTAAAGATTGTGTTGTTCTTGCATCACCAGCGAGAAAAGACGTAGTTGGCCGAAGCGATGCAGCAACAATTACAACTGAAATTGTTGAAACAGCAAATAAGATGACTAACTCTTCGTATCTTATTATGGATGGAAACTTTATTAAAGCATATGATAAGTTTAACGATAAATATCACGAAATTCCAGGTGCAGCAGCAACTGCTGGACTTTTAGCTGCAACAGATAGAAATTTTGCTCCATGGTTCTCACCAGCTGGTAATCGTAGAGGAAGATATTTCAATGTTGCCGGAATTAATTACAACCCAGATAAATCTCAAAGAGATCAATTGTATAGAGCAAGTGTAAATCCTATTGCCAATATCGTAGGCCAAGGCATTCTTCTCTATGGAGATAAAACAATGCTTGGTAGATCCTCTGCATTTGATAGAATCAATGTTAGAAGACTCTTCCTTGTTCTTGAGAGAGCAATCGCAGAAGCAGCAAAGAATGTTCTTTTCGAATTCAACGACGAATTTACTAGAACAGAATTTGTTAACGTAATTGAGCCTGTCTTAAGAGATGTTAAAGGTAGACGTGGAATCACTGACTTTAGAGTGATTGCTGATGAAACAGTAAATACTCCTGAAGTGATTGACAGAAACGAATTTATTGCAAACATCTTTATTAAGCCAGCTCGTTCTATCAATTTTGTCACACTTAACTTTGTGGCAGTAAGAACTGGTGTTGACTTCAATGAAGTTGTCGGCACAGTCGGCGTATAAGGAGGATAAATAATGGCTATTGGTAGTATCGACGACTTTAAAGCAAAATTAGCTGGAGGTGGCTCCAGAACTAATCTCTTTAGAGTTAGATTAAATAATCCTGCTGGCGTCGCCGCAGGAATTAACTTAGAACTAGCAGCCTTCATGTGTGAAGGTGCTCAGTTGCCTGAGTCAACTGTTGGTCTTATTGAAATTCCATTTCGTGGTAGAAGATTCAAAATAGCAGGCGAAAGAGTGTTCGCAGAATGGACAGTCACTGTTATTAATGATACTGAATTTGTTACACGAGACGGTCTTGAAAGATGGATGAACGCAATTGCAAACCATGCAGATGCTGGTGGATCTCAAGATCCTAGAAACTACTTTACTGATTTACACGTAGATCAGTTAGGTAGAGACAACCAGATCTTAAAATCATATACCTTTAAAGATGCATGGCCACAATCTGTAAGCGCAATTGATTTAAGCTACGCAGCTGAAGATATTGCAAGGTTTACAGTAACATGGCAGTATCAGTATTGGGTATCAAATACAACTGACGGTGACTTTAACCCTGTATCAGCCTTGGTACGTACCGGGTAAATTAAAATAAATAAAAGAGAGGGCAAGAATGCCCTCTCAATTTAAGGAAATATAATGGCAGAAGATAGTAGAAGTTTTAAATTATTTGGTTTTGAAATTAAAAGAGCTTCAAAGGAATCTGAAAAGCTTCAGTCTATTGTTCCTCAAAGGGATGATGATGGAGCTGGATATGCGTCAGCTGGTGCCGGGCATTTTGGTCAGTATGTGAATATTGACGGAGATGATTCAAAAGATAATTACCAAATGATTATGAAATATCGTGGAGTTGCTATGCATCCAGAAGTCGATGCTGCAATTGAAGATATTGTAAATGAGTCTGTTGTTCATGGAGAAATGGAACAACCTGTTGATGTCAACATGGATCAACTAGAACAACCAGATAAAATTAAAAAGACAATCAAAGAAGAATTCGACAATATTGTGGCGATGCTTAATTTTAACGAGCTAGGACATGATATTTTTAGAAGATGGTATATTGACGGAAGACTATACCACCATTTAGTCGTTGATGAAAATAATTTGAAGAGTGGTATTCAAGAAATTAGACCTATTGATGCTTCAAGAATGAGAAAAATCAAGCAGGTCAAAAAGAAAAAAGATCAAGAAACTGGTGCGAACTTAGTAGTCAAAACTGATGAATACTATATTTACCAAGAAAAACCAGGTCAAACTAATTCAGGCATTAAATTAAGTTTAGATTCTGTAAGTTATATTACTTCAGGAATGCTTGATGAAAGCCGTAAAAAAGTTATTTCGTTCTTACATAAAGCTCTAAAACCTATCAATCAATTAAGAATGATGGAAGACTCTCTTGTTATTTACAGATTAGCAAGAGCGCCTGAAAGAAGAATATTCTATGTTGATGTAGGTAACTTACCTTCAGGTAAAGCAGAAGAATATATGAAAAGTATTATGGCAAGATATCGTAATAAACTTGTATATGATGCTAAGACCGGTCAAATTAGAGATGATCGTAAACATATGTCGATGCTCGAAGATTTTTGGATGCCAAGAAGAGAAGGTGGAAGAGGTACAGAAGTTACATCTTTACCAGGCGGAGAAAACTTAGGGCAGATTGATGATATTCTATATTTTCAAAAGAGACTTTATAGAGCATTAAACGTTCCTATCAATAGATTAGAACCAGAAGCTCAATTCAACTTAGGTAGAGCAACTGAAATTTCTAGAGATGAATTAAAGTTTCAGAAGTTTATTGATAGATTACGTTCAAGATTTTCGCATTTATTTTATGGTATCTTAAAAACGCAATTAATTCTAAAAGGTATTATCACAGAAGAAGATTGGAATAAGATTAAAAATGATTTACAAATTGACTACGTTAGAGATAATCATTTTAAAGAATTAAAAGATGCTGAGATTATGAGAGAAAGAATTCAAACGCTAGATCAAATGGCTAACTATATTGGAGATTATTTCTCTAAAGAGTGGGTCATGAAAAATATTTTAATGTTTAGCGATGAAGATATCGAAAAGATGGCAGGACAAGCTGCTGAAGAAGAACCTAATGAAGAACCTAACCAAGGAGAAGATAATGAGTGAGCAAATTAATGATTTAGTACAACATGCTCTTGATCAAGACTACAATAAAGCAAATAAAGTTTTTGGAGAACTGATGTCAGTTAAGTTGACAGATGTTTTAGATCAAGAAAAGATTAAATTGGCTGATCAAATTTATAATGGAGTTGAAGATCCTGAAGAAGATATCGAAGACGAGGATCTTGAAAACGAAGATCTTGAGGACGAGGAAGATGGAGAAGAATCAGACGATCAACTGGAATTCGACCTTGAGCCCGAAGACGCTGAAGGAGCTGAAGAAGGCGAAGCAACTGATGATAGCGAAGCCGGCGGAACTGACGGTGGAGCAGAAGATGATGCTGAAGAGAAAGAACTATAGATCTCCAGTTATAAAATTTTAAAGTCAAAAGTAATAAAATTATAAATATATACGAGTAACAAAAATGAAAACATTTTTAGAGCTAAGAGAATTAGCAGGTAGAAAACCTCAAGGCCCGATTGTTTTTAACAAAAGAATTAAAGGCTTCAAGGTTGTAGTACATAAAGAAAAGAATCAATTTGTTACTTATATAGACGGTGACAGACTTGATGCTTATAAGTCTCAAAAAGAAGCTGAGAAAGCAGCAACTGAATTTATGAAACAATATAAAGGAATGAAATAATGCAAATAAGACCTTTAGCAGCTAAAGTTAATAATATTAATACGACTGGTAACGCATCGACTGTCGGAAATGCGTCAGCACTCTATATTGTAGGTACTGCAGCAGATCTAATTACTAATAAAACAACTGGAGCAACTTTTCAAATTGCTGCAAATACACCGATAGTTATGTTAAAAGATCCAGCTGACGAAGTATTTACTGGTGCTACTACAACGCACGCAACTAAAATAGCATTTCCAAGAGGATAAAATGAAGTTAATATCTGAGTTTAATGACCAACATTTAGAAATTCTTACCGAAGAAAAAAACGGTAAGAAAAAATACGTTATTGAAGGGATTTTTGCTCAGGCAGATAAAAAGAATCGTAACGGTAGAGTATACCCCATGGCTATTATGGAAAAAGCTATCGGTAAATACGATTCAGAACAAGTTTCTAAAGGTCGTGCCGTGGGTGAATTGAATCATCCAGAAGGGCCGACGGTAAATTTAGATAAGGTTTCACACAAGATCGACAGCCTTAATTTTAAAGGCTCAGATGTTGTGGGAAAAGCCACAGTTTTGGACACTCCTATGGGTAAGATTGTTGAAGGTCTTCTCGATGGCGGAGTTCAACTGGGCGTTTCGACTCGTGGTATGGGAAGTTTGATGCAACAAAATGGCGCAATGGTCGTCAAGGACGACTTTATTCTTAATGCGGTAGATATCGTACAAGATCCATCTGCACCTAGCGCTTTCGTTAATGGGGTAATGGAAGGTGTTGAATGGGTATGGAATAACGGCATTATTGAAGCTCAAACTATTGAAAAAATGGAGACTGAAATTAAGAAAGCTCCTCGATCTGATCTTTATGAGGTACAGGTTCGTGAGTTCAAAAATTTCCTCTCGTTACTCAAAACTAAATAAAAAAGGAGTCAATGATGACTGATGAAAATCAAATCGAAGATCAAGATGTAGAACTCCATGATGACGAGAATGAAGTCGTGGAAGAAGCTCATGATCCGAAAAATGCTGAAGATCAATCAGTAGCATCTGTAGATAAAGCAGGTGATGCTGGTAATACAGCACCTTTGCCGACCTCCCCTGGAGCAACAGCAAAGAATAATACCAATAAAGATCCAATGCCTAAGACAAAAGCTGGTATGATTAACGCTATGGCTATGAAGATGCAAAAGTCTAATAAAGCATCCTTACAAGCCATGTATAAAGGCGTTATGCAGAAGCAAAATTTTGATGAAGAAGATTTTGCAGGTGAAATGCTTCCTGAAACTCAGGACATTAACATGCAAATTGATTTTTCACAAGATCTGAATGCATTGGTAGAATCAGAGGCAACTCTGTCTGATGAGTTTAAGAATAAGGCAGAGACAATTTTTGAAGCAGCTATTAAGTCTAAGCTTGCAGAAGAAATTGATCGTCTCGAAGAAAAATACAACGAAGAGTTAGCTGAAGAGATTGAATCTACTAAAGCTGGCTTAGTTGACAAGATCGATAATTACCTAAACTACGTAGTTGAAGGATGGATGGAAGATAATAAGCTTGCTGTCCAATCTGGTCTCAGAACTGAAATTGCTGAGAACTTTATGAATAAGTTGAAAGACGTATTCACAGAGTCTTACATTGAAGTACCTGAGTCTAAGGTCGACCTAGTTGACGACTTAGCTGAAGAAGTCGATGAGTTAGAAAAAGCTCTTAACGATCAAACTGCTAAGAATCTCGCCATGAACGAGGAATTGGAAGGTTATAAGAGAAATGCAATTATTGCAGAAGCATCTAAAGACCTTGCAGATACTCAAGTTGAAAAGTTAAAAGGCCTTGTTGAAAAAGTAGATTTCGATGATGAAGAGTCTTTCGCTGAGAAAGTTGCTACAATCAAAGAATCTTATTTCAAGAAGTCAGTAACTAACTCTGCAGACTTTGATACAGAAGACGAAAACGACGCTGTCGTAGAATCTACTGGATCAATGGCTCAGTATTTACAAGCTTTAAAGCAAACATCTAAAAAATAAGGAGTCCTTAAGATGATTCAAAATACAGTATCCTACGATAAGCTCGTAGAAAAATGGGCCCCGGTTCTTAATGAAGAGTCTGCGGGTACCATTTCAGACAGCCACAGAAGAGCAGTTACTGCTGCTGTTCTAGAAAACCAAGAGCATGCTCTTCGTGAAGAAGGCATGATGATGGAAACCAATACCAATAACGTAGTAACCGGTGCCGCTCACGGTACAACTGGTGCTAACTGGAATCCAGTATTAATTGCTCTTGTAAGACGCGCAATGCCTAACCTCATGGCTTATGATATCTGCGGTGTTCAGCCAATGACTGGACCTACAGGTCTTATCTTTGCTATGAAGTCAAAATATCAAAATACCAAGCATAAAGCTGGTGTTGTTGATGATACAGAAGCACTGTTCAACGAACCAGTTGTTGGATATTCTGGAGACTCTGCTGGAGCAGCTGCGAATAGCGCAAACGGTCCTTCAGGTCTTTCTGGTATCACAGATTCAGACACCGATAATACTATCGTTGATGACGCTGCAGAAACTGGCGAATTACCAACACTTGGTGATGCCTATACTACTGCGGAAGCAGAAGGTCTTGGCGGAACTGGCAACCAAGATTTTGCAGAAATGGGATTCACCATTGATAAAGCAACTGTAACTGCGAAGTCAAGAGCGCTGAAAGCAGAATATACTTTAGAATTAGCACAAGATCTGAAAGCAATTCATGGTCTTGACGCTGAGACTGAATTAGCAAATATTCTGTCTACAGAAATTCTTGCTGAAATCAACAGAGAGGTAGTAAGAACTATTAACTCTCAAGCTAAGATTGGTGCAAGACAAGCTAATGCTACTATTAAAGGTATCATTAACATGCAATCAGATCTTGATGGCAGATGGTCAGTCGAGAAGTTCAAAGGTCTGTTAGTTCAGATCGAAAGAGAAGCAAACGTAATTGCAAAAGAAACACGTAGAGGAAAAGGTAACTTCCTTATCTGTTCTTCAGATGTAGCTTCTGCTCTTGCAGCTTCTGGAATGCTTGACTACTCACCGGCTCTCGCAACTAACCTTCAGGTAGATGATACTGGTAATACTTTTGCTGGTGTACTGAACGGTAGAACTAGAGTCTATATTGATCCTTTTGCTGATACTGACTATGTCAATATTGGATATAAAGGAACTAACCCATACGATGCAGGTCTATTCTATTGCCCATACGTTCCATTAACAATGGTACGTGCAGTTGGAGAGGATACTTTCCAGCCAAGAATTGGCTTTAAGACTAGATACGGTATGGTATCAAACCCATTCGTTGGTGGAACACCTGCTAACGGTCTTGCAACTGCAAGAACTAACCAGTACTACAGAATCTTCAGAGTCGATAACATTCTGAATCCTGCCTAGTATAATAAAAAAGTCAATTACACTTTTTTGGGAGGCTTCGGCCTCCCTTTTTTTCTGTATAAATACTATTAGAAAAGGATATTCTTATGGCAGACTTAACAACTAATTTTAATTACTTACAACCTACCAGTTTTAAACTGGTGATTGATAGAAAGAACTATCCTAATTTACAGTTCTTCTGTCAAAATTTTGTTCATCCCGGAATGATAATGAACGCACCAGAAATTCCTTTTCGAAATATCACAGGTATACCTTTAGCAGGTAGTAAATTAACTTTCAACGAATTAAGTGCAAATATTCTTTTAGATGAAGATATGAAAGCATACGACGAAATGTTTGCATGGATGAGAAGAATATTGTCTAATGAAGATGTAAAACCATTAGATAGAACTGAAACAAGTATACCTACTTACGCTGACATTACACTATCTATTTTATCGAGTCATAATAATCAAACTAAACAGGTAAAATATAACGAATGTGTACCAACATCTTTAGGTGATATTCAATTTGAATCAACAGCAGGAGGTACTGAATTCATTACATTTAATGCAACATTTAGATTTACCTATTTTGAACTAATATAAATAATATCTTTGGAGTATATAATGATAGATTTGAAAAACATACATGAGATGTGGCAAGCTGATTCTACTATAGATAGTATGCATCTAGACGAAACATCAAGAAAAACCCCTTTATTACACGCTAAATATTTAGAATTATTATCAACAGCTAAATTACAACTAAAGCGTGAAGAATTTTCTCAAAAAACTTTACTTAAAAATAAATGGCTTTATTACAACGGTAAGATGGATGAAAGCCAAATACAAGAATTTGGTTGGGATCCGGATCCGTTTGATGGTCTAAAAATATTAAAAGGTGAAATGGAATATTATTACGATGCAGATCCTGAAATACAAAAATCAGAAGAAAAAATTCAGTATTATAAAACAGTTATAGAAACATTAATAGATATAGTAGACAATTTAAAGTGGCGACATCAGACAATAAGTAATATTATTAAATGGAAACAATTCGAATCAGGAAACTAAACCACGCTAATCTGCATATTGATTGCGATTGGGGTGTAGCAGAAGAATTAAAAGAGTTCTTTTCTTTTTACGTGCCAGGATATAAGTTCATGCCGGCATTTAAGAGAAGAGTATGGGATGGTAAGATTAGATTATTTGATTCTAATAGTGGTGAACTACCGGCTGGATTAGTATATCATTTAGTAAAATTTTTAGATTCTAGAAAATATAATTTTGAATCCGTAAAAACTAATTACGGCATGCCTTACTCTGAAGAAAAGGTAGATTCAAAAGAATTCTTAAAATTTGTAAAAACTCTTAATTTACCTTTTAAAATTAGAGAATACCAATTCTTAGCTTGTATTAACGCATTAAGAAAAAAACGTGGTATATTATTATCACCGACAGGTTCAGGTAAATCTTTAATCATATATTGTTTACTTAAGTATTGGTTACATATGCCCACTACAGGAAAAATATTAGTGATTGTTCCTACAACTTCATTAGTAGAACAAATGTATAATGATTTTAAATCATACGGACAAGACGAAGAGTACATGCATAAAATATATTCCGGAAAAGATAAAGATCATATTGAAGCTGAAATTGTAATTAGTACATGGCAAAGTATATACAAATTGCCTAAGATGTGGTACGATCAGTTTGGAATGGTAATTGGTGATGAGTGCCACGGATTTAAATCTAAATCATTAATGAATATAATGAATAAAGCCACAGAAGCGGAATATCGGTATGGAACAACAGGAACACTTGACGGAACACAAACACATGAACTCGTACTCCAAGGTTTATTCGGTAAAATACAAAATGTTACTACCACGAAAGCCTTACAAGATAACGATACACTCGCGCAGCTACATATCAAAAGACTTATCTTGGATTACGGCGAAAAAGAACGACAAGACTTTGGGCAAAGAACATATGCCGAAGAAATCGATTATATTGTACAACATGAAAAACGAAATAACTTAATTAAAAATTTAGCTGTTGATCTAAAGGGTAATACATTAGTACTTTTTAACTACGTCGAGAAACATGGAAAGCCTTTATTTGATCTTATAAATAACAAAGTAGAAGAGAATAGAAAGGTTTTCTTTGTATCTGGTAGCGTACAAACATCTGATCGAGAAGCGATTAGAGGAATAGTGGAGAAACAGAAAAATGCTATTATCGTGGCAAGCTTGGGTACTTTTTCTACTGGGATTAATATTAGGAATTTACATAACATTATCTTTGCCTCTCCAAGCAAATCCCAAATTAGAGTACTACAATCAATCGGAAGAGGCCTTAGAAAATCAGACAATAATCAACCTACCACGTTGTATGATATTATAGATAATATTACACAAGCAAACTTTGCGTCGTTGCACGGAAAAGAAAGATTAAAAATTTATGAGAAGCAAGAATTTAAATGTGAAACATATAGGATTCGATTATGAGTAAACAAATTAGACAATTTAAGTTAACGAATAACGATGAAGTTATATGTGAAGTTCTAGAATGGGATAGCGCAGACAACGCAGCTATTCTAGTGAAAGGTGCTTTAAGAATTTTAAACTTCGATGATTTCTCAAAAGGTGTTAGACTATTTGCGTTTAGGCCTTGGATGGGAATGCAAGACGATCCAGATATTTTTCTAACAATTAATGCCGCTCATATTGTAGGTGAAGTTTCTCCTTCCGAAAGTATTATTAAGCACTACTCTAAAACTGTTAGTGCAATTAAAAAGATGATAGAAGAGAAAAAATATCCTAATTTAGATATGGATAAAGTTTTAGAAGAAATTCCTGAAGATGCTACTGACGAAGAATTCGATGAAATTTTAGAAGATATTATTAGAGAAGAAAACGGACCTTCATTTGATTCATCAGAAGGTAATGTAATCAAATTCAAACCAAAAGGAACTGTACACTAATGTCGACACTTATATGTAATTTACCAAATCAAAAAGTTTATGTTAGGAAAGAATACTTATACGATTTAGAAAAAGGACATGGTGAATTTGTAGAAGGTCAGTGGATTACCGCTAAATCGATTCCAGGTAGAGCGTTTTACTTTGAAACGTTTCTTCCACAGTACGGCGCGCTTTATGATAAGCTACCAATCAGTGCATTTGTTTCTGAACCAAAAACGCCTACACCTGATCTTGATCTTCCTAATCTTCAATTTTGGAATTGTATGGATTATGGAGTGACAGCGATCTGTAAACAATTTATTGGTAGTATGGATTTTGAAATTAGACCAAGAAACTTTGATAATTTGAAAGGGTCTTACATCTGTACTCTTGATAATTATCACGAAGGAGTTGATACAGTCGACTATTCTACTTCTGAAGTACCCGAAGAACATAAATCGTTTAATTTGCTTGAACTTGAAAATGGACAATACGCGCTATATCCTAACAATAGAATGAGAGTTTATGATAATTCATTAACTCCTTCAAAACCACTAATGCCTGACTTTAAAGTATCTACACAATACTACCAGGTAGAAAATGGAAATGAGTATAGACTAGGTGACACGGAAGAATACTATTATGAAGGAACCCCCGTATAAAGATACTATCCCGGCCAACCAACTAAATACTTAGTTATTATACACAAAAAAGTGCACTGTGTACAACACTTTTTTCACCTTTTAAAGGAAAAAATAAAAGTTTACTTTATTATGTTATTGTTATATAATATTATTATTAATCGGAGTATGAAATGAGAACCAAAAGAAAAAGCATACATTATGTCAACAATGCTGATTTTTCTCAAGCAGTAGTTGACTATGTAGGTGATATTAATTCAGCTAGAAAAAAGAATGAACGAATACCTAAAGTGCCTGATTACATTGCACAATGTTTTCTTCGTATTGCTGAAGGACTATCACATAAATCTAACTTTATTAGATACACATATCGCGAAGAGATGGTAATGGACGCGGTAGAGAATTGTCTTAAAGCAATTACAAATTACGATATCGAAGCGGCAACTAGAACAGGTAAACCAAATGCTTTTGCTTATTTTACTCAAATTTCTTGGTATGCATTTTTACGAAGAATCGCTAAAGAGAAAAAGCAGCAAGACGTAAAACTTAAATATCTTACTAATTCAGGTTTAGAAAATTTCTTAACTAACGAATTAGGAGAAGAAAATAGTCAAGCAGTAATTAGCCACTTTGTTGATACACTAAAAGAAAGAATTGACAAAGTAAAAATTCAAGACCAACATTGGAAAGAGACCGTGAAAACAGAAAGAAAAAGCGAAAGAAAAAAGAGAAAAGTATCTAGTAAAGATTCAGATCTAAGTGAGTTTATGCAATGAAAGTAGCGGTATTAAATGACACACATTGTGGTATTCGTAACTCATCCGAAATCTTTCTCGAAAACGCCAGAAAATTTTATTCAGAAGTATTCTTTCCTCACTGTGAAGAAAACGGAATCGAACAAATCTTACATTTGGGAGACTATTACGATCATCGGAAGTTCGTAAACTTTAAAGCTTTAAATCATAATAGAAAACATTTTTTAGATGAGATTCGTAATCGTGGTATGAAAATGGATATTATTCCAGGTAACCATGATACTTATTATAAAAATACTAATGATCTAAATTCTTTGAAAGAATGTCTTGGTCACTATATGAATGAAATCCATATTATTATGGAACCTACTGTAATGTCTTATGGTTCTCTAGATATTGCACTTGTCCCTTGGATTTGTCAAGATAACTATGATAAGATTATGACGTTTATTACTGAATGTAAAGCTGATTGGTTAGGTGCTCATTTAGAACTAAACGGTTTTGATATGATGAAAGGAATTCAAAACTCAGGTGGTATGAATCATAAGCTTTTTGAAAAATTTGAATTAGTTCTTACCGGGCACTTTCATACTTCTTCGCGTAGAGATAACGTTTGGTACTTAGGATCTCAAATGGAATTTTTCTGGTCAGATGCTCATGATCCTAAGCATTTTCATGTGATTGATACTGAAACTAGAGAAATTCAAAAGGTTCATAATCCGCACACTTTATTCGAAAAAATTGTTTACAATGATGAGAAAATAGATTATAATACTTATAATATTGATAATTTAGATGAGAAATTTGTAAAGGTTGTTGTAGTTAACAAGCATGATAGTTTTACTTTTGATAGGTTTATTGATCGTATTCAGAATAAAGATATCTACGAGCTAAAGATTGCAGAAAACTTTAATGAATTTATTGGTGAAAACGTCGGAGATGAAGGTATAAATATTGAAGACACTCACCAACTTCTAGACGATTATATCGATGGAGTAGATACAGATCTTAATAAAGATCGTATTAAAATGAATATGCGTGAATTAATGACGGAAGCCCAAGCTCTAGAAATAGCATGATAGTTTTTAAAAAAGTAAAGTGGAAAAACTTTCTTTCCACTGGTAATGCATTTACCGAAATAGATTTAAATAGAACCAAATCAACTCTTATCGTAGGTCAAAATGGATCGGGCAAATCTACTATGCTCGATGCGATCTCATTTAGTTTGTTTGGTAAACCACACCGCAGTATTAATAAAAACCAATTAATCAATTCTGTTAATCAAAAAAATTGTGTGGTTGAAGTAGAATTTAGCATAGGAAAGTCTGAATATAAAATTGTTCGTGGAATTAAGCCAGGTATCTTTGAGATCTGGCAAAACGGAAAAATGATTAATCAGTCTTCACATGCACGTGAGTACCAAAAGATCCTCGAACAAAACATTTTGAAACTAAATCATAAGTCGTTTCATCAGGTAGTTGTGTTAGGTTCCTCCTCTTTCATTCCTTTCATGCAGTTACCTGCTGGCCATCGTCGGGATGTTATCGAGGATCTTTTGGACATTAATGTATTCTCTAAGATGAATGTAATTCTAAGAGAAAAGCAAAATGTCCTAAAAGACCAACTAAAAGATATTAGTTACAATATCGATATTACACAAAATAAAATTGATACACAAAAGAAATACATTAGAGATATTACAGTTCTAACCGAAGAGAATAAAAAAGAATATGAACTTAGGATACATGAATCGCAGAATAGTATCGATGAACTACAGACTAAGAATAGTGAGCTTAGCCTGGGTCTCGACGAATCTATTCGAGAGTCCGAGGAAAGGTTATCGGCTTTACATGATAAACGCCAAGCCCTTATGCTCGGAGGTCAAGATAGGCAAACGACTCTCACCAACGTCAGGAAACGGATCGAATTTTTCGAAAAGAATGAGGTATGTTCCGTTTGCGAGCAAGCCATCACAGACTCGCATAAACATGCTATTTTATCAACGGCGCAGCAAGAAGCAAATAGTCTTCAATCGGAATGCCGTGAGATCGGAACGAAAGGGACATCCGTGGAAAAAGAGATTAGCGAGACTGGACAGTTACTTCAATCGCTACGATCTAAAGTATCTGAACTCAGTGAGAACAACATGCAGATCTCTAACTTCCAAAAACAAATTAAAGAATACCAGTTACATCTCAAGAAAGATGTAGGTGCAGATCTAGAAAAAGCAAATATAGATCTAAAAGATATGAGATTGAGTAAAGAAAAACTTTTAGAAACTAAATTAAAAGTTTCAGAAGAATATTCTTATAATACTGCTATGGCTGAAATGTTGAAAGATACTGGAATCAAAACTAAAATTATTAAACAGTATCTACCACCAATGAATAAGCTTATTAATCAGTATCTACAAATTTTAGATTTCTTTGTGCACTTTAATTTAGATGAATCATTTCAAGAAACTATTCGATCTAGACATAGAGACGAGTTTACTTATGAATCATTTAGTGAAGGTGAAAAGCAAAGAATTGACTTAGCACTTCTGTTTACTTGGAGACAAATTGCTAAGATGAAAAACTCAGTTGCTACGAATCTTCTTATCTTAGATGAAACCTTTGATTCAAGCCTCGATCATGACGGTGTAGAAAATCTACTAAAGATACTACACACGCTTTCTGATCAAACGAATACTTTTGTAATATCTCATAAAGGTGATATTCTTGATGGTAAATTTGAATCTAAGATTGAATTTAGAAAAGATAAAAATTTTAGTAAGATGGCAGCATAAAATGGTTTACAAACTAACGAATATATTGTATAATACTACTATAATTGAAAACGGAGTATATTATGGAGCTAAGTGAAAATACTGTTCAAGTTCTCAAGAACTTTGCAGGAATTAATTCCAACATCATGGTTCAAGAAGGTAACGTTCTTCGATCAGTAACAGCGGCTAGAAGTGTAGTTGCTCGAGCTGAAGTAACAGAACAGTTTCCACAGGCTTTTGGAATTTATGATCTCAACGAATTTATCAGCGTGCTCAGTCTCGTTGATACACCGAATCTTCAGTTTAAAGATGATTACGTACTAATCGGCGATGCATCTGGTCGATCAAAAGTAAAATATTTCTTTTCATCTGAAGAGACATTAACTACATCTCAAAAAGATATCAAGATGCCATCGGCTGATGTGCACTTTACTTTAGATAATGATACATTGAATAGAGTAAAGAAAGCTGCAGCAGCTCTTGGTCATAGTGAAATCAGTATCACCGGCAATGATGG